ATGACTGATGTTGTATCAGGCACAGACACCAACGACATGGCGGCTGGAATCAAGTTCACATTCTAGTTCCTAAACACTGTGGAGCCGATCGAGATCAGAGATGGTCAAGGTCGGCTTTACGCTTTTTAACGCTTCGCGTTATTTCTTAATTTACGCTATCTCTGGTAATTTACGCTTTCGCTTTATGCTATAAACTGCTGGTTGGCTTTGCGTATGTCTGCAGTGCTGGTGTCGTTCCATTCAAACTTGGCTCTACTACAAGTATTGCACATCATGTTTTTCTTTTTATCGTTGTAGCTAGTATCGTAAATTAATTTGTGGTACTCGGAAACATTTTTCCAAACACCACTAACACCAATATCAAACACATTACCAAAGTCTGTCTGTCCTGTGGCATCGTCACAGCATAAAACTGCCTGCCCGTCTACTAGCACTTCGAGTGTACGCAGTATCTTTCCATGCACCATAGCACATCCTTGTACAAACTGTTTTTCAGATATCTTGAAATCTAGCCCATCATCATCAAACTTGTTGTACACCAATCTGTTCTCTAGCCAGTTGGATTTTTTTTTCACTTTGCCGAGGGTTAGCTTTTGTATTTCCTGGATAACAGGAGCGTAGTGTTTCCTTTCAGGATCTTGTATCTTGTGCTTAACACCAATGTTCATCTTCTCACTGATTGCAGGATACTTGTCTCGTATCATCTTCAGTCTCTCCCTGGTCACGTCCCAGTCTATGTCCATCCATTCTCTGATTTCTTCTTTGGTGTATCCTATGATGGATATGTTGATCCTGTCTATGGTCTCTATGTATTTTTCTATTAGATCACATTTCTTCTCCCCGAAGCTCACAGCGTTTGTGGTCAGTCTTATCTTGAGACCATGACTCCGGCATATTTCAAAAATAAGTTCAAGGCTGGGGCACACCAGCGGATCTGAATACCTCCATGGCTTGATTATTGTTTTTCCGGGATCTATGTTGTGCTTCTTGATACCACCTGCGAAATCTTCAAGCAATGATTTGATCTGTTCGTCTGACATCCTCTTGCCCCTGTACTCCTTGTCTTTTTCTAGATAGGTGTATGGGCAACAGAAACATTTTGCATTGCAAAGATTAATAGGTTCAAATGCAAGTTCGATTGGTGTGGGCAGTGTGAGATCAAACATGCGCCAGTATCCAATCGTCCATGCCATCGTAGTCCACGATCTTGTAGTTGTTTTCGGCAAGCCATTCCAGTGCTTGGAATTCCAACCCCTTGTTGGTTTCCTCGACCACTTTATTCTGTTCTACCACGATGAGAGGTCTGCACCTTGACAATGTGTCTGAAGCTCCTTGTAAAACTGCCAACTCGTCACCCTCGACATCGATCTTGATGTAATCCACATCGGTAAAATTAAAACTGTCCAGCGTCCTGAGATCGACTGTCGTTTTTTCTTTATCGGTCATCACTATCCCCGTGGATGCTCCCCAGTGATCTATTTGTCCGTTTTCTTTTCCCAATGCCACTTGATGGAAGGTTACTCTCTCCTTGTCAAGCAGTCTCCATCTTAACTTATTTCTCATGTCAAACGACTCAACTTTCTCGAAATCTTTCAACAACTCGTGTGAGAAATTACCTACTTTACATCCAACATCAATAGCTCTCCTTGATTGGTTGAGATGTTTTTTTGATACATTGTAGGTATAGGCACACAGACCGGATTTGATTATTTTATCTACAGTTTCTTTATCGAGGCTGTTCTGTCTGTATTCTAATGGCATGTATTATATGTACTTATTTTATAATGTCTTCCAGGTTGCCGGAGTCCATCAAGTGCTTGTATGCAAACTTTTTTGAAAGGTTCACGAACTTGACTTTCTTTGTCCTGAAGAATTCTACGAAGGCTGGAAGATACTTAAATCCCTTGGTCTTGTGTCCATCCGGCACATTGTTCTCTCTGTTGCTTGTGTCTTTGTAGAAGTGTGTCGAACTCTTTTTATAGATCCATTCTGTGCCTAGTATGTATATCTCTGTGAATCCCATGAAGTAAGCTATCAAACTAGCAGTGAGCACAGTGTTGCCGGTCTTTGTCCATCCATTAGTATAGGAAGTTGGAAAATTTTTAGCATCCATTAATTTTCTCCTATCTAACTTGCCCTGCTGGAGGGTTGGTACAGAATATATTGGTACAAAGTCCTCTCCTTTGTAATTCACATGATTCTTTATTGTTTCAGGATAAAATTTTATTCCTTCCTTTACTTCACTCATTTCAACTGCATAGTCATTGTAAAATACCGGATCCAACACAACATGATAATCAAAATGGTCTAGCCCTATGTCCTTTGCTCTTTGTCCTCTGTTGGTTATGAATACAATTTCACCTCTTAACAGAGATAAATTTTCATCCACGAGGCTTGGGGCGTTTCCTAAAATAAAACAACGTTCACCTTGATGTTTGTTTGCAAACGGTTTCCATTCCATGCTAGAATGTTCCTATATTCTTCAACACGTCAAATGGATCTGCACCAAAGGTAGCTTCTAGTTTCACTGCCGTCTCTTTCTTGATGCTCTCTTTGGCTTTGTGTAATACTGTTTCCCATTTTTCTTGTGGCACACAAATGACGCCATCGCTGTCAGCGAATATTATATCGTTGTTCTTGATCTCTACTCCATTTATGGTCACAGGCAAGTTCATTGCTTCTAGCGTTCCTTCATAGCGTATGTCGTTAGCCCTACTACCGTGTGCGAACACCGGAAGACCCATGTCGGTTACTTTGTCAACATCTCGAGTGTATCCATCGACAACTACTCCTATTGCACCCCTACGCATGGCAAATGTAGCATTGAGATCGCCAAAGTATGCCTTGTCCGGCACATCAGTGGATACCACTATAACATCACCGGGTTCTACAAATTCGTAACTCTTCAAGGCCCCAAAGATCCCGGTCCATTTGTCTTTGGCCGGGTCCTTGTCTTCTTGGTCTAGTGTTTTCAACTTCAAGGTCTTTGCAAATCCTAGAAACTTACCTCCTGTCAACGATTTGATAGTGTCACTTAAGAAATGTTTTATGTTGTTCTCTTTACACACATCACTTAACAAAGAACTTGATAGTATGTGTGATATCATTTTCATTTGCTGTGTTTTCAAACTACGTTGTCCAGCACATATGATTCTGGCCAGATCTAGATCATTTGGATTGTCTATGTCTAAACTCTGTAACGGGTCGAGCTCGTACAACATCACATGATCTGTGTATCTTTTATTTGTCGGGACTCCGTTTGTCTTGACAGCATATAAACTCATTGCTTCCATGATTCTTTCCGGGAGGTCGATGCTGTTAGGTATGTTATCACCGTACAGCGGTCTGCCATCTTTCCATTCGTAGAACCTATCCCTGGTCACGGCCACTAGACTGGTGTGGGTTGACTGTTTAAATTTTGCTAGTGCATTATCTACAACTACAGAATTGATAAAAGGTGCAGTGCAAAGAATTTGTATAACAATATCAGCATCGGTGTGTTTAGTTTGGTTAGCAAACATGGCATGTCCGTCGGTCTTGTTATTTGCTAATGCTTCGTCACGATAAAGATGCTTCACAGGTAGATCGGTTACAAGATCATGTATCTCCTGACTTTCGCTGTCAACCCACACCTCGTCTATCTCTTTGCACTCGAGCAGTTGTAATATTTTTCTTTTGAATAGGAACTCACCGTCCAATATGGTAAGATTTTTATTTGGAATTCTCTCGCTGGTGCCTTTTGCAGGAACAAATGCTACAGTTTTTTTGGACACTGTTATTGTTCCTCGTCTGAGTGCAGTTCGTTCAACAGTTGTCTCAGTTTGCCACCCTCCACGGTGGCCTTCACTTTGCCTATTGTGTCGCCTTTGGTGGGATCAGGCACTTCATCTCTGGCATCCTTTGGTGTGCCGTCGCCTGTGACCTTAGATGTCTTCTTGAGGTTGTCGTATATGGTACTCCTCTGCTTGTCAAACTGTTTGTATTCTGGATCATCCGCTAGGTCCCTGATCCTTAGACTGTCTACGTCAAACTCCAGATCCACCTTCTGTCCAACTCCCGAACTTGATCTGGTCTTCATGAACTGTATCTGATATCTGCCACGTTCTTTCATCGCCCTAGAAGTGAATATACCTATCACATTGTCAGCTGTCTGTATCTTGGACAGTCCGCCCGATATGTGACTGTGATCGAACTCGATCTCTTCAACCGACGCTCTATTCAACTGTGATGCAGTCGCCAGCACACACTGTTTCTCAACGACTAGGTTACGCAATTCCTCACTCACATACTTGTCTTTTATGAATAGATCCGCTGGTGATATCTTCTTGCTCTTTGGCATCATGAGATCTAAGTAATCTATCAGGATGCAGTCTATCTTCTTCTTAGTTTTCAACTCAAGTTCTTTGAGATACGTTCTCACGTCTAACACGTTGCTACCACTTGGCAAGTATTTGATCTGTAGTATCCCGGATTTCTTGGCCATCATCTTGACCTTCATCTCCACGTTGTCTATCTCCGGAAACACCTTACGTGTGGGTATGTTGGTCATCATGGCATCCAACCTCATAGCAGTCAGTTGCTCACTCAACTCGAAAGATATGTAACACACGTTCAGACCAGCAGTGGCCCAGTTGACCGCAAGATTCTGCAAGAACAAACTCTTACCTGCGCCTGATCCACCTGCAAAGATGTTTAGTTCTCCACGATTGAAACCGCCAAACAGTTTCTTATCGAGGTTGGCCCAGCCAGTGCTGATCTGTCCGTTGTTGTCCTTGAGGGCCGTCAGTCTTCCTTTCGGGTCCTCGAAGTAGTCTGTGCCTAAGTCACGTGTGAGTCCCACGCTAACCGCTTCCTTGACCATGTCCTCAACAGGACCGTAGTCGCCCTTCTCTAGTAGATCCGCTGATTGCAGTATGGCATGTTCCAGTGCCTTGTGCCTAGAGAATGTCTCAAACTCGTCCAGCAACCAGTTGAAGTGGCTAGGATCTAAGTCCTTAGCTGATTTCAATTTGACATCGTGCTTGGCATTTACCTGTTCCACGTCCGGCATGACCTTGTACTCGTCCATGTAGTCCTTGACGAACTTGGCTATGGGTTGCAGTTTA